TAGTAAATTCTTTTGACAATTTGATTGTCTCGTTTGTTACATCATTTGATATACCAAGTTCCTCAACGATAAACTTATTTAGTTTTGTTTCAAACAAATTTTGTTTCATCTCTGTTTAATTTTCTTCATTTATTAGGTAAAAGTTTTTCAACTTTGTATATGGATTATAAGTACAAGTTCTACCCTCTGTCATATAGTCATTTTTAAATTTGACAATCAATCTACCAATACTTTTCATAATAATCCATTTTGTGTAATGACACATTTTTAGAAATTTATCTTTCGTTATTCTGAAATCTTTTAGGGAATTTTGAATTTTTGGACTATCAATATTTGTTATACAAAAATCAGCAATCTGATAGAATTTATACAAACTACTGTTGTAAACATCTTCCATAATTTCACTATTATCCTTATAACCATCCTCAGAATTTTTTAAGAATTGGTATAACCCGTTTTCATATGCCGTTAATTCTCCACAACCCAAGAAGTAAATGATAAGAGCAACATTTTTTTCGTCATTAGATTTAGCCGAATCATATATAATAGTCTTTGCTTTTAAGTAATCATTGGTAATTGGGTAGCTTTTATTTGCCTTTAGCTGTTGATAAATGTGGGAAACTTCATGTTGCAAAGTATCATAAAAACCACGTTGTAAAACACCATTAACAATAAAGCAATTGATACTTAGTCGTATAATTTTCTTGTTCCTATTTGGAAATATTTGTACACCACTGCTTCCCATATCATCTACAAATCCTTTGTCTTTATAGTCTTGGTAAATTCCTTGATTTAGGAAATAAATGCTGTTAATAGTAACAAAGACTTTCTCGTTGAAAATTTTTGTTGTAAAGTTATTTATACTCGACTTGATGTCTTTGTTAATTACATTTCTTTCTTTATTCGATTCAATTTTCTCTATAAATTCTTTTGATATTCTAAGAACTTCATAGGTCACCTCATTTGAAATTCCTAACTCTTCAACGATAAACTGATTTAGCTTCGCCTCAAATAAGTTTTGTCTAATTGCCATAAACCTTTGATATTAACATATTTATAAATAAATGCAAATTTGAAAATTTATGAATTTCAAAGAAGAATACATAAGATGTTTGAAAGATAAATCAAGAGTATATTTCATTGAAAATTATCTATCTACATTTGATGCAGATAAAGGAACAAAACACCGTTTTATTTTATTTCCACGTCAAATAGCTTATCTAAATTCATTGGTTGATAACCGAAATATTATTGCAATAAAACACCGTCAATGTGGATGTACAACCGTAACATCAGCATGGGTAACAGGACAAATTGTATTTGCGAGTAAAAATGCCCCTGAGACAGTTCTATGCATAGGCAATAAACTTGATATTTCACAACAACTGATAGAAAAGATTGGTGACTTCTTAGACCAAGTACCACGATGGATGTGGGGAAGTGATTATTATTCACCTGACCCAGAAAGTTTAAAAAACACGAAATCAATTTATAAAGCAAGAAATAAGCAATATATAGAATTGTTCAACGGATGCCGAGTATATGCTCGTTCAAGCGGTGAAAATGCTGCTCGTGGTATTTCTGCGGCTAATTTAGTTATATTTGATGAGGCGGCATTTATACAGAATGGTATTATGGTTTATTCACAAGCAGTCGCAACAACGGCTTCAGTTAAAGATAGCCGTGTAGTTGTTATTTCTACACCTAACGGTAAAGACCAATTATATTATCAACTTTATAGTAAAGCCGTTAGTGGGCAAAATAACTTTACGCCTGTGGTATTTAAATGGTTTCAAGACCTTAGATACAATCGTAACCTCAAATGGTATAAGAAAGATTCCGAAACAGGTGAAATGATGTGTGATGCAGATAAAATTATTGCAAGTGATGGTTCAATCGAATATAATGAAGAACGTTGGGCAAAATTAGAGAAAGAGGGATGGAAGCCAAACAATCCTTGGTATGAAGATATGTGCAAGACATTCAATAATGACGAACAACGTATTGCTCAAGAATTGGATATATCATTCTTGGGTTCATCAGATAATGTCATACCAGTTGATGTCATTGAAGCACAGAAAGAACAAAATGTTGTAACAATTACCGAAGATTGGCCTTATAAAGACCCATTAGTAAAAGAAACTTGGGTATTTAAATTACCTGTTGAAGGTCACCGATATATATGTAGTTGTGATAGTTCATCAGGCTCAGGAGAAGATAGAACTGCTATCGAAATTATTGATGTAGATGCCACTGATGAAGACGGAAGACCATTCTATGAACAAGTTTTAGAATACTATGGAAAAATGAATGGTGATGAAGTTGGTGAATTGCTATATCAGTATGGCAATATGTACAATCAAGCCTTAATTGTTCTCGACGGTATTGGTGGATATTCAGATGCCGCAATTCTAACATTATTACGTTTAAAGTATAAGAACTTATACTATGATGACCCTGGTTTAAAAACTTATACGGTAGAAAAAGATTATATTAAGTTCAATATCAAGAAAGGTGAAAAATTGCCTGGTTTCCGAACCAATAATATGCGAATACAGATGTTCACAAATTTTGTTGGTTTAGTAAAAGATAATATGTTTCGTGTTAAGAGTATTAGAGTTATAACTGAAATGGAAACATGGGTGTTTAGAAACGGTCGTCCTGACCACATGGACGGATGTCACGATGATGCATTATATTCTCTTTCAATGGGATTATTCGTTATGCAATATTCAATGTTAAGAAATGCAGGATATAAAACAAAATCGGCTGTAATGCTTAATGCTTGGACTTCTAATAATGCAAATAACACAAATTACTTTACACGTCAAAGTGATGTTAAGTCTATTAGTCCACAACAAACGAAGCCTAATCCATTTAATTCAATGCTCGAAAACTCACGCAACTCTTTGAAAGGATGTTTGTTATTGGGTGGATTTAGACCTAAGAAAAAATCGTAAGAGTGGAAAATTTTGTCAAATTAAGGCTATATATAAAGTAAAGGCGTAAAACTGTAAGTAATGCCAAAGAAAGAATTAACGATATTTCAAAAATTAGGACGTGCTTTCTCCTTTAATAATAACGGAGCAGGGACACCTGATGTATCCCATAATACATACAATATCAACTATCAACGTAATGATATTGTTGATACTGCAACTTCTAAAGAGGAATATGATAAGAAGCTCTTACAAGCACGACAAGGTGCATTACTTGCACGTCAATGGGTAAAAGCCAACTATGATATTAACAATAAATCAATAATGGGTTTGAACAATATCAAACTCATGTATCGTGATGTTGATATTATGGATGGTTTTCCCGAAATTGGAACAGCTTTAGATATTACCACCGAAGAAGTATGCTATATTGGTGATACAGGCTTTATGGTCAACATTAAATCAGGTTCAAATCGTATTAAATCAATCCTTGAAGATTTATTTGTTAACCGTTTATCTATTAACACAATACTACCAATGGTATGCCGTTCAACATGTAAATATGGTAATACATACATGTTGTTGAATATTACAAAGGAAAATGGTGTAATGGGTTGGAAACAATTACCTGTATATGACATGGAACGTTATGAAAACGGTATGCAATTTCCATACGGTAAAGGTACTGTTGCATCAAATCTCAATACTATTGATGATACTAACATTGAAGATACTAAGTTTGTTTGGGTAGGTGAAAATGAATTTATTCCATATCAGAGTTGGCAAATAGCTCACTTTAGACTTTTGTATGATTCAATATTTTTACCTTATGGTGTTTCAATGCTTCATAAAGCTCGTCGTCATTTCCGTATGCTTTCTATGATGGAAGATATGATGCTAATTTATCGACTTGACCGTTCAATAGAAAGACGTATCTTTAAGGTAAATGTAGGTGCTATTGATGAAGAAGATGTTGAATCATATGTAAATGAAGTAGCAAATCGTTTTAAACGTACACCTATTGTTGACCCAATGACAGGACAATTAGATTTAAGAAAGGATATTATGTGTCAAATGGATGATTTCTTTATCCCTGTCCGTGACGATAACACCCCCTCTCCTATTGAAACATTACCTGCAGGTCAAAATCTTACAGCAATGGATGATATTAAGTTCATTCAAAACAAGATATTTACAGCTTTGCGTGTACCTAAATCATTCCTTAATTTTGAAGAAGAAAAAGGTGACGGCAAAAATCTATCACTGATGGATGTAAGATTTACCAGAACCGTTAATAGAATACAGCAAGCTCTATTAACTGAATTGAACAAAATCGCAATGATACATTTATATCTATTAGGTTTTGTTGATGAACTTACCAATTTCACTTTAACAATGAATAATCCATCATCGCAAGCTGAAATGTTGGAATTGGAAAATCTTGCTAAGAAAGTTACAACCGCTAAAGATGCTGTTTCAGACCCAGGTGGTGGTATGCCTTTAACTTCTTTATCTTGGGCTTGGAAAAATATATTCAAATGGTCAGATAAAGAGATTAAACAAAATCTCGAACAAATACGATTGGAAACAGCACTTGCTGCTGAACTGCGAAAAACCGAACAGATTATTAAACGCACTGGTATATTTGATACCGTAGATAATATCTATGGTGAGACAGGTGCTGAATACACTGAAGGCGGTCAAGACCAAGAAGGTGGCGACGGTGGCATGGGCGGTAGCGGTGGAGGCGGCGGTATGCCTATGGGTGGCGGTGACCTCGATTTTGGCGATGAAGGCGGTGACGACATGGAAGATGTCGGTGCTGATGGTGAAATGCCTATGGATATGGCTGCTGATGAATCAGGTGTTCCGATGGATAATGGTGGTGGTGAACCTGCACCTGAAGATAATGGCGGTGATGATAATTCAGGAGCAAATCTTGGCGAAATGATTATGCGTGGAATGTCTAAAAAAATCGAAAAGCAAAAAGAAATACTGAATGAAGAATTGAAACAACGAAAATCAAAATATTCTGATATTCTTATCAATAGAATAACCGAAAACGCTATTAAAAATTCAAAGAAATCAAGCGAAATAATAAATTCAGTTCCATTAGTCGATAAGGGTTTATTTATTAATGAAGAATTGGACAGAGTTCGCAAGGAATTGGAGAATTTTACTGATAAAATAAAATGATTTGCAAACGAATAATACTTATAGTCAAAAGGTTTTAAAGAAAAATGAAAAGAGTTAGACTTACTGAAAGTAAACTAAAACATATTATTCGTGAAAGTATAAAACGTTACTTGAATGAAGATGACACATCGTTAGGAAATGAGTTTGAGCCTGTTTATCAGCAAATCATTGATTGTTACGATGCTGTTAACGAGTACTACATGAATCATGGAAACATTATGTCGGATGGTGATGATAGTCAACTTAGACAGTTAATGGAAATGATGAACAAAGTTCACGAACTTGCCCATGAAATTGAAGAACATAACGCTTGGGATTAATTTTGAATAGAAATGGCTGAAAACAAGGAATTATACGATAAAGCAGCAACCCTAATGATGAGTGCTTTAAAGAAATATTCTGATGGTGATATTGAAGAGGGCGATAATGACCGTCGTCTTGCCAATCAGTATTTTGATAAAGCCAAAGAAGAGAGTAACGCTGAAGAAAATGAGATTCAATCTTTGTATGGTGAGAATCGAAATTTTGGAATTATATATCATGTTTTTGAAAGTAATGCCGATAAATTGTATAAAACAAATGAGGGTAGAAAAGTAATTTCCAAATTTGTAAAACTTATTAAGGAAAATCAATATCTCAAAGAACAATTTGACGCATATAATTCAATACTTTCAGCAACTAATCCTGAATGTTTTGACGAGATTAGAACCTTATTACCCCAATATGATAAGAAGATAAATGAAGTCAAAAAGGCTAATAACAAATTGTTGAAAATTTTGCGTGAATCCAAAGATATTAATGAACTTATTGATATTGATGAAGATAGATTGACCGTATATTCAAACATCGAAAATATGTTATTAAAGCCTCATGGATACAAACATATTGCTGAACATGTAACCTATTCTAATCAGATAAAGAAATTTATCAGTGAGAACCATAAAACATCATCTGAAGATAAACTTGATGAGTCTAAAAAGTCTTATACCGATACAATTAAAGATGTTTTAGGCAAATACGAGAATAACATTACCGAAGAAGAGTTGAAGATTTTCAACTGTTTGCACAATGGTATTGGTGATAAAAAAACTTTATTTGAAGAGACTAAAAAGAATACTTTAGCCGATTTAAATAAGGTTATAAGTGAATGTAACAAAGATGAAGTTGCTTCATGGCAAAACATTATCAATGAAGTTACATCTAAGAATTTTAACGAACTTTCTGTCAACGATGATGTATTGGATATGTTAAATATCCAAAATGTTATTAGTTAGATATCTACGAAAAATTGCTCATCTATGGTCGCTTGCATGTGAATGTGGGCGACTTTTTGTTGCTTATTAGAAAATTTTGTTGTACATTTAGGTAACAAAATTCAGAAAAAAGTATATGTGTGCGCGTAATCATCAAGGCGAAACAATCTTACCTAAGACTTCACCTATCAATACTTTCTATGGTAATCCAAAGGTTACCATTAAATCAAAAGTATATTATATCAAATTCAAGACTAAAGTAAAACCGACTAATGAAAAAAAATCTTACGAAGAAGATTCGATTTCATTTAAAAATGAACTTTCACAAAAGTTGAATAAAATACTTAGTACAAACAAACATATATCAAAAGATTTTTTATTTACGATTGATTTGAGTGATAAAAACTTAAAGTATAATAAGTTCAGTAATCTAAAAGTTTGTATCTATATAAAACCAAACATTATCAAATCACATGAGCATCATCAACCGTTATTTGAGAAAATAGCGGCAAATGTAGAAAAAATAATGAAAAAAGAATTAGAAAAAATCGATTTTGAATTAGGATAAAGCAAGAATCACAAACATCGTCACTATTTATTTAAAAAGTAGATAGTTACGATGTCTGTGAAAAATTTCAGTCACTTCGATGAAATTACCGAAGTAAAATGTGGAAAATCAGGAAGTGGCTTACTTATAGAACATGATGGTCACATCATTAGAAATTGTGATACCGTTAAGCAGATTCGAGAGGATATTGATAACGGTATGAAATTTGTATGTCCTGACCATTTTGTAGTTAGTGCAGTATTTCAAAAATACGGCATTAAAAATGCAAACGGACGTATATATCCTGAGAATGTATTAAGACCTGAAGTTGATAGATACATTCGCGAATATGTCGAAAAGAGATGTGCTATTGGGGCATTAGACCATCCCCAATCTTCGACATTATCAGGACACGACGTTGCACATATAATCACACACTTAGAATGGCAAGGAAGTACCTTAATTGGTGAATTAGAATTACACACAAGCCCTGCCTATAGAAAATATGGTATAGTATGTACTAGTGGAGATAAAGTTGCGAATATGTTACTTGATGATTATTTAATCGGTGTATCATCAAGAGGTATTGGTTCAGTAAAAGAATGTGCAGGTGGTTTATTAGTTGTCGATAATGATTTTGAAATCCTATGTTGGGATGTTGTACTTAGCCCATCTACTCCTGGGGCATATATAAAAGGCAAAAAAGAGGACTTATCTCAATACGTTGAAAACCAAAATAAACCAAGTGCAAATCTTAATGAAAAAATAGCTAAGATTAATGCAATTTTACACTCTTAAATTGCCATAAATCAGTTAAATCCAAAACTTTTTAAAAAAGATACAATACTTATTATTAAAAAATAATCGCAATAAAGTCTAATAGTAATGGCTAAGGCTCGAAGTGAATACATTAAATCTTTGATGGAAGATAAAGACAACCTTGAAAAACAACTTCAAGACGTTGCTCATTCAACTATCGAAAGTATTTTAAATGAAACAATCTCGAAAAATTTGAGAGATATTATCTCAGAAGACGATAAAAAAGATGACGACTCTTTTACAGAGGAAGATGTCGATGACCAAGGCAACGATGTAACTGACGATGAACCCAAAGACGATGTAACAAGTGATGAACCTAAAACTGATGATGCAGCTGAAGATGCTCCCGTAGGTGATGAACCCAAAGACGATGAACTTCCTGCAGATACAGAGGGTGATGACCTTGCTGCTGACATGGAAGACGGTGATGAACCCGTAGATGATGAAGATGATGTATGGGGTGATTACGAACAGTACAAAGATGAGGATGGTGAATACGACTTAACAGGAATGGATAAGGATTCTCTTATCAAGGTATTAAGAGTTATGAAACCCGAAGATGGTGTTCGTGTTCTTCAAAACGATAACGGCACTATCACTTTAAGTGATGATGAAACTGACAAAGAGTATGTAATTGACTTAGACGGAGCTTGTGGTACTGATGATGATACAGATGATGAAGATACAGGCATAGACCTCGACCTTGACCTCGAAAGTATCGAACATGAATGTAATGAAGATGCAAATCTTGGTTATACCGACAATTATCAGAACAAAACAGCAATGACTACTCCCTCTAACAATGAACCTGCAGATTCAAGAAAAACTTATTCTATGGATGGTGGTATTCCTACAGGTACTGAGAAACCTTTTGCAGGTAAAGGCTCAAGTGACCCTTATGGAGTAAATGAAAACGAGGATGAATGTGTTGGTAGTGAGTGTGATGCTCCTATGGAAGAGGGCGTTCATTCAGTAACACAAAATAGTGCTGTTGCTCGTGACAATACTATTGTTCATACACCTGATACAAGCCGTACAGCAAAAGGACGTAATTCAAGAATTGCTGGTAAACACGTTCATGGCACTGCTGATAACTCATACAGTGATGTTCAAGTTGAAAGCATTAAACGTAAAGCTACTGAAATCTTCAATGAGAACAAACAACTCAAAGCATTACTCCCCAAAATGAAATCTCAACTTGAGGAAGCTATTGTTCTTGTTCACACTTATGGTAATATTATCAAACTTCTGAACGAAAACTCTACTACTAGTGCTGAGAAAAAAGAAATCGTTAACCGTTTTGCAGAAGTTAAATCTCGCGAAGAGAGTAATAAACTTTACAAAACTATCACTGAGGAATTTAAACGCAGTCACAAGACTTTAACCGACATCAACGGTAGCATGAATGTTCAACTTACTGAGAACAAATCTAAGGCTAACGACAAACCGATGTATGAGTCAACTGAGATTTCTCGTCAACTTGACCTAATTAAGAGAATGGAAAATCTTTATAAGAATTGATAAGCATTACTTTATCAATTCATTACTTTCTGATTATTAGGCATATTTATAATAAATAAATTTTGAAAGGTCATATATCATAATATGGAAAACTTTTTAAGAAGTGGTGTAGTTGGTTCTATCGAATTCAATGCACAGAAAAAAATTCGTGAAGACGTTCAAAACCGTTGGGAAAAACTCGGTCTTGTTGACGGTCTTCAAGGTCACATCAGAGAATCTGTGGCTACCCTTTTTGAGAACCAAGCTAAACACCTTATCTATGAAGCAACTGCTGCTGATAACTCAGGTTCATTTGAAACAGTTGTATTCCCCTTGATTCGTCGTGTATTCTCTAAATTGCTTGCTAACGATATCGTTTCTGTTCAAGCAATGAACTTACCTATCGGTAAACTCTTCTTCATCAAACCCGTAACATCTGAACGTCAATGGGAATACCAAGATGAGACTAAAATCTCTGATGGTGACACTGGTCGTCATGCAGGTATCATGGGTTACCAACGCAGAAATCGCAACTATGACGGTAGCGAATTTGACCCCGAAGATAAAACTCGTCGTTCTTTCGAGGCTTATGGTCGTTATGCTTTACCCGATGAAGTTGTTCAACCCGAACAAACAAGTGAAAAAGAAACCAAACCCCAAGTTACAACTTATATGAAGAAAACCCTTTATGACTTGTTCTACAATGACTTCTTGTTCGACAATTCTAAAGGTCGCGTAACTATTAAAGTTGGTAATGCTACTCCTGTTAAAATTGCTCCTGACGGAAGTTATGTTGAAGCAGAAGTTGCAGATTATCCCGTAGATTCACAGACTGGTTCACTCGGTGCTATTCTTCTTCAAGTAACAGGTTTTGCTTCTTATAATGCAGGTCGTCTTACAGGTCCTGACGGAAACGAAATGGACTCTGAGGCTTTCCTTTCTTCATTAAAAGTAATTTCTATTGCTGACATCGATGGTGGTGAAGATTATGCTTCATTTAAAGCAGGTGAATCAATTCACTTCCGCGTAGTAACACAGAAATATGGTGACCAAACAGTTCAATATGAAGATATTTGTGACGGTAAAGGACACATGTATATCGAAATTGACCTTACCAAACCTGCTAAGAAACAAGGCGTAAGTTTCAATGGTTATATTGGTGTTGACCCTGCTGCTATCACTGATATTGATAGTCAATTCCAAATCGCTTGGGCACAATATGATAGCCTTGAGTTAGAAACTGAAATGGGTGAAGTTTCATTCCAACTTTCTCATGCAGTTGTTTCAGTTGAGGAACGTAAACTTCGTGCAACTTGGTCTCCTGAACTTGCACAAGACGTAGCTGCTTTCCACAACATTGATGCTGAAGCTGAACTTACAGCAATCCTTTCTGAACAAGTTGCTGCTGAAATCGACCGTGAAATTCTTCGCGACCTTCGTAAAGCTGCTCCTTGGAAACTTCGTTGGGATTACAACGGTTGGCAACGTACTGCTGCTCAATCAACAGTTTACACTCAAAAAGACTGGAATCAAACCTTGATGACTAAGATTAACCAAATCTCAGCACAAGTACAAAAAGCTTCTCTTCGTGGTGGCGTGAATTATGTTGTAGCAAGTGCAGAAATTAGTGCCGTACTTAACGACTTAGAGTACTTCCACGTTTCAGATGCATCAGCCGAATCAGACCAATACAATATGGGTATTGAGAAAATTGGTTCATTACAAGGACGTTACAAAGTCATTGTTGACCCCTATTCTCCCCACTGGTCAATGATTCTTGGTCACCAAGGAACATCACTCCTTGATACAGGTTATATCTATGCACCGTATGTACCTATGGCTTTAACACCCACTGTTTATAATCCTATGAACTTTGCTCCTGTTAAAGGTATTATGACACGTTATGCTAAGAAACTTGTAAATAATAAGTTCTATGGTGCTATTGTAGTTGATGGTTTGGTTTACTTCAACCCCAATGAGTTACGATAAAAAACGGTAATGATATACAAGTTGACCCAGAAGTTTTTTTTTGATAAAGTTTGTACGAATCAAAATTAATTCTTAACTTTGCGGTGCAAATCAATAGATTTGCCGTCGGTCGGGAAGCCGATAGATTGAAGTCAGAACACCAAAAGGTGTGCTAATGGATGTAGAGGTTGCTAGGTCAACTATTCCCTGTCTATTATATGCAATTTTTAATGAGTGGACTAATAAGTTCACTCATTTTTTTGTTCAAATCTGAAATTATTCGTATATTTGTTGTGATGAAAACAAAAGATGTCTTAAAAAAAGAGTTTATTGAGAAGGCTCTAAAAGTCCATGCAGATGAGAATTTGGATTATTCGCAAGTAAATTATATCAATAATCGCACACCTGTTAAGATTATTGACCATGATTTACGTCCTGATGGCACTGAATATGGCGAATATTGGCAAACTCCATCAAACCATTTAAAAGGTCAACATCATCCTGATAAAGCCAACCGTATAAAGAAAGCTAAAAGAACTGAGTCAAGAGATAAAGTAATTGAACGGCTTAAAAAAGTAAGACCAAATGATAATATTGACTTTTCCCAAATTGAATATGTCAATATGCATACACCAGTTTTGATTTTTGACCATGAATTAGATTCATTAGGTAATGAATATGGACCAAATTATATTGAACCAAATTCTTATTTAAAAGGCTTTGGTACTTTTTACCGAATTAAAAGAGAAAGAGAAATTAAACAAAAAATATTACAACAAAAAAAACTTGAAAAAGAAAAGATTAAAGAACAAAAACGACTTGAAAAACTCGAAGAGCTAAAAAATAAAAAGAAAGTTATTCGTTATATTGCAGGATATAAAATGACCCTTGATGAATTTATTGCAAGGGCTAAACAAGCACACCCTAATGAGAATTTGGATTATTCGCAAGCAAATTACATCAATAATCGCACCCCAATAAAGATTATTGACCACGACTTACGTCCTGATGGCACTGAATATGGCGAATATTGGCAAACTCCATATCATCATATAAATGGTGCAAGTCACCCTGATAAATTTCGTTCAAAGTTGCGAGAATTAAAACAAAAGAGTAATGAACAGGTAATAGCTGATTTCAAGAAAGCACATCCTAATGACAATATTGATTATTCTAAGGTTAATTACATCAATAATAGAACACCAATTACAATTATCGACAATACATTGGATGCTTTAGGTAATTCATATGGTGAATATGAAGTCTATTATGATACTTTTAGTAAGGGTGGGTATTCCAATACTCGAAAAAAGCGTGATACATATAATCACTTTTTTATAAAATCTAAAGAACTTCACGGAGATAAAGATGATTATTCAAAAGTAGAATTTGAAAAAAATACTGATGAAGTAACAATTATCTGTAAAAAACATGGTGAATATAAACAAAAAGTTTTCGTTCATTTATGTGGTAGTCGATGTCCTAAATGTTGGAAAGAAAATCAGAAAGATGATTTAAAAAGATTTATTGAAAAAGCGAATAAAATTCACAAAAATAAATACGACTATACTAAAGTGAATTATGTGGGTAGCAAGACTAAAATTATTATAAACTGTCCAATACATGGTGACTTCTTACAAAGTCCAGATAAGCATTTATTTGGACAGGGATGCCCTAACTGTGCAAATATAATATCAAAGCCTGAGAAAGAAATTGCAGACTTTATAATTTCCTTAGTAGGTAAAGAAAATGTTATCTGTAATGACAGAAAACTTCTTGAAGGCAAAGAACTTGATATATATGTTCCAAGTCACAATTTTGCTATAGAATATGATGGATTATCATGGCATTCTGAAATGCATAAGAATGATAGACTTTTCCATCTTTATAAAACCGAAGAGTGTAAGAAACAAGGAATACGTTTGATTCACATTTTTGAGGATGAGTATTTATACTCAAAAGAAATTGTACTGAACAAAATTCGACATATTTTGGGAAAGGACGAAAATTGCATAAAAGTTGGTGCAAGAAAGTGTACCATTTGCGAGATTGATAAAATATTGGCTAAAGACTTTTTGAATAGATTCCACATTCAAGGTTATTCAAGTGCAAGTGTCTATTTAGGTGCTTTCTATGAAGAAAAATTGGTTGGTGTAATGACTTTCGTTCAAGAAAAAAAACTTGAATGGAATCTTTCTCGTTTTGCCACTGATACAAATTACATACTTTCAGGTTTAGCTAACAAACTGTTTAAATATTTTACCAAAAACTATGAATTTAACACCGTGAAAAGTTTTCTCGATAGAAGATGGAATACTGAAGGAAACACTGTATATGAAAAATTAGGGTTTGTCGTTGACGAAATAGAAAAACCTGACTACTACTATACGAAGAATCACGAGAGAATTCACAAATTTAATTTTCGCAAACAAAGACTTCACAAAAAGTATGGTTTGCCACTTACAATGACCGAAAAAGAAATGGCAAAAGAACTTGGTTATTCCAGAATATGGAATTGTGGATTAGTTCGTTATATATTTCACAAACCTTAACACAAAATATTGTTTATATGTCACAAATTTATGCTAATTTTGTGACGAAATAAGAAAAAGAAAGCGTAGTTTTAGTTTTTCATCTCCTTAAATCTTCTGTCGGTTGAAATGAATTAAAGTCCTGATATTCAAATAGTTGACATCAGGACTTTTCTTTTATGTTGTGTGTGTTAGATATTAGATGTAGTGTCATCTTTCCATCTCTTATAAATATCGAGTAAGATATCATTACGCACGATATCCTCATCAGAAAATTCAACGACTTTTACATTATCCATATTTTTTAACACCTTACAGGCATGTAAAAGACCGCTATCATGTTTAACAATTTTTCTTGATGATTGTAGTGGGTCACCACTAATAATCATTTTACCACTTTCATAACGAGTGAGAATCAAGAATAATTCCTCTTTTGTAAATTCTTCGGCTTCAGAAACCAATATTAATGAATTTCTAAAACTTGCACCTCTTAGATTAGAAATTGGTCGAAATTCAATAATACCCTTTTTAAGCATATCATCGACGATAGCATCAGCTTTATTATTACCTGAATCATGAATAATCTTGTTAAAACAATCAATTTCATTGATTATATGGAAACTCATTTTTTCATTAAAATCGCCAGGCATTAAACCCAAATGCATATCACCAACTTCAACTGTTGGGGTAATACAAATAATTTTATCTAAGTTAGGTTGAACTTGTAATAACCTTAAAGCTGTTGCACCAATTACATAAGATTTACCAACGCCAAAGACACCTTTACATACGGTAATTTGGTTATCTTGAATTGCCCTTACTAACTCTTTTTGTTTTGCGTTCTTACACTTTAAAGTTACTTTAAATGAAGGGATTGTTGCCTTATTATCATCAGCAACGACATCCGTTTGTTTCGCTTTTCGGCTCATATTAAATAAGTGTTTTTAGGTCGTTTCCTTGGTCACGTTATTTGCGATATCAAATAGCAGAATATCTTTATGATAGATTAATTCTGATTTACGTTTCACTCTTATATCCAAGAAATAACGGTGTGGAATAAAATCAGTAGTATCAATCAAAAAATAATTTTCATTGTAACCAATTTCTACAGGTGTCCAATCAACAACATCATATTGTTTAACACCCTCATGAACATAGAGTCTATATTCAATACCCTCTACTGAGAATAAATTATTAGAAGTATAAGGAACTCTACATTCAATATTAATCTTTCGGATATCACCTTGTGGAATAACCTCTTTTTCGCTTACGCCATAAGTTGATATTTCGTAATTTTGTTCCGAATCTTCCTTTGGTAAACCGAATGTATAATAACCATTTTCGCTTTTAGTTACAAATTGAAGCTCAACGTCTTTAATCTTTCGCCCATTATAATTCAAATTAGACCAAATATCATATAACATTGTATCTTCTTCATACTCTTCAGAAGAAAGTTCCACCTCGGCATAATAAACACCCTTTGTAGCCTGTTTTACGGGCATTTCTGAGCCGTTTATAGTGCAAGTGGGTAAATTATCCATATTAACCGATTTGTTGCCCACAGAGGCGTAAAAATAGAGTTTATTAGGCTTATCTAAATAAAAGTTAACTCTATCATCTGAAATAGTTTCATCATAACGAGTTTCGACATATGGTTCAAAGAATGAATGTGTGTGTTGAGTAAAGAAACCAACGTATTGCGATTTTTCCGTTACGACATTTTCGTAAGACGGAGCAAAGGCAATACCTAAGCCATGATTTTCCAATTCACCTGTAATGAATTTATTGAACAGGCAAGTAATATCCAATTCGATTGACTCATTACCCAATTCAAAGTGTTGATACCCGATAATAATATCTGAAAGATTTCCATTAGGATTAGTTGCTTTATCCAATTCTTTCGACAAAGTTCTATTAGAATAGATACCCTCTTCATCCCACATAAAATGATTACGATATTTGTACCAATTACAGCAATCAGAAGATAATCCTGTATAAGAGCTATTATACAAATCTTGAACATAATCAAATCCTTTTCCATCATCCCAATCATAAGGAATAAGGAAAAAGATTAAATCGAATGATGCAGCTCTCATTTTATTTTTATCATGTTGTGAATCCAAACACGGATGATTTAAATTGTAATCTGTGATTGATGACGCATTTGTCATCTTCAGTACATGATGAAGTTTATTAATATCGGGATAAGTTTTATCTTCAACCATTCTTTGAACTTTTGAATGGTCAAAATAAATCATACCTCGTGTTAACATATTACCGTAATTAATCTCTAATACGGGGTTTAACGAGGTATTTAAGTTACTACCATTAATTATGGTATTTGCCTTTGATATATATGTTTTTGTGACAATCATTCACCAAAGTTTTTTCTCATATATAAATATTGGCATTAATATACATGTTGACCCAGTGCAAGTGATTTTTGTCATAAAATCACTTGTTCAATTCGGAAATAACTCGTATATTTGTTCCGTAAAACCTCGAAAGTAAAATGATAATTAAGGCATACAAATTCCAAATCAAACCTAACGAGCAACAATGCAAATTGTTGCAACGTTGGTTCGGGTGTGTGCGTTTCGTTTACAATTGGGGGTTAGACAAGAAAATCAAACACTACGAAAAGTCAAAAGAAAACGATTTTGTTGGAAGTAAATACCTGACTTATAACGAGTTATCAAATCTTTTAACTCAAGAAAAACAAACAGAGGAACATTCATTCTTGAATGAATGTCCAAGTGAAAGTTTGCAACAATCGTTACGTTGTTTGGAAAATGCTTTCAAGAACTTCTTCGATGGCTTGAAGAAAGGTAAAAACGAGCAAAAGCACGGTTACCCTAAGTTCAAATCTAAGAATTGGAGTAAGAAAGTAGCCAAATTTACACAAAGCATTCAGTTCGACTTCAGCTTGAACATGGTGAAAATACCGAAGTTGGGTTGGGTAAAACTAAGGAAAAACCGTGCCTTTGACTTGGAAAAATGTAAAGTAGGAACGTTGACTTTGACGCAAAACTCGCATGGCAAATATTATGTGTCCGTGGTCGTCCATGTTGAACAAGATTGTCCACCGAAACCCAAGTTGGACAAGAAGACTTCGATTGGAATAGACTTAGGGATA